CACTAATTTTTTTCGCATGGGTAGTGTGACTTTTGAATTCGATTTCTTAATCAGCCAAAACATCCAATCACCTCGTTTACATTCGGCCCAAGCGGTTTTTAAATCTCGATCTCCAACCCATTCAATCGCCAAATTACAAGCTCCTAACTTTTTAAGCTTTTCTTTGAATTTCATAACATTCCTTCTGTACTAGATTTTAACTAGCAAAGCTTTTAAGTCTCAAACTTCGGCGGTTTCGGGAAATATTTTCTTACAATATCGGCATTGGCGGCAAGGGCGGCATAGGCGGCATCGGCGGCGGCTTTGGCGGCATCGGCGGCGACATAGGCGGCATAGGCGGCGGCATCGGCGGCATAGGCGGCGGCATAGGCGGCATGGGCGGCATGGGCGGCATAGGCGGCGGCATGGGCGGCATGGGCGGCATAGGCGGCGGCATAGGCGGCGGCATAGGCGGCGGCATAGGCGGCGGCATCGGCATAGGCGGCATGGGCGGCATGGGCGGCATAGGCGGCGGCATCGGCGGCATAGGCGGCGGCATAGGCGGCGGCATAGGCGGCGGCATCGGCGGCGGCATCGGCGGCGGCATCGGCGGCGGCATCGGCGGCATCGGCGGCGCTTTTAATCTCATCCAAAGAAATCTTCTCTCCGTGAGCCCATGATCTAGCAATTCTGATTGCTTCTGCTGGTCTTTTTTCATCTTTTGGGACATGCTTCAAAACCGTATCAGCAATATCACACGCGCACAACACTAATTTTTTTCTAATGATTAACGTGATTTTTGGATTTGAGGCATTGACAAGCCATAACATCCAATCACCTCGTTTACATTCAGCCCAAGCGGTTTTTAAATCTCGATCTCCAACCCATTCAATCATCGAATCACAATCTCCTAATTTTTTAAGCTTTTCTTTGAATTTCATAACATTCCTTCCGCCGCTGAATAAAGTAAAACAAAAATTGAAACTGAAAGAGCAACACAACTAAGTATCAGCGAAAATGTTTCCATCTTTTTTTCCTTTCAGTAAATCTAGTTAACTGCGTTTCCTAGAAAGCTTTTTTTAAGACTTAATCTTAAAAGCCAAAGCCTTTAAAGTCTTTAAGTCTTGAGCGAAGCGAAAGACACGGCGAAGCCGTAAAGCTTTTACGGCGTTGCCTTAGAAGCATAAAATTTCGGCGCATCACTCCACCAACTGGAGATAGGCTTTTAACCCGGATGCGCCTTGCCCCAACCCAAGGAACCCCGTGGATCCTTGGACTGAGAAATTCAATTGTTAAAGACCCCGCACAGAGGTAAAGAGGCCGGGCTATTGAAGAGCCGCCGGAGGCTGGACGTTCTGTCCGCTTCTACGTGTTTCCCCGCTCGATACGTCGCGGTAGGTTCATGACTGGCCTTTGGCGTTGTTTTGTTTTCAAAGGATAGAGGAAGGATGTTCGTGCCTGACTGCGCTACACGTGAATTCTTCTCTAGATCTTTCCAACATCCCTAGAAAACAAAAAAGCCTTTCAGTGAAGGGTGGAAACGGGCTGGATTCCCGCCTCGGACATTTTCATGACCGAGCCCTTCACTCAAAGGCTTTTAACTACCCCAGGCGCTTTCCAGGCGCTATGACCTACGCTTCCTTTTATCATTCCTACACCCGACTGTCAACCCCCTTTTTACTTTTTTGATGACCATCCCAGTTCTTTTTCTCCTGTGGGGATGGCGATTTCCAACCCATTTAAATACGCATCTCGAATTCCACGAGTTAGATAATCTGGTTCGTAATTCGCCCATTTTTTATTTGAGGAGAATTGAATGGTCAAGGCGGCCCAGGCGGCCAAGGCGGCCCAGGCGCCCCTGGCGGCCAAGGCGGCCCAGGCGCCCCTGGCGGCCAAGGCGGCCCAGGCGCCCCCGGCGTCCAAGGCGGCCCAGGCGTCCAAGGCGTCCAAGGCGGCCCTGGCGGCCCAGGCGTCCATGGCGTCCAAGGCGTCCAAGGCGGCCCTGGCGTCCATGGCGTCCAAGGCGTCCCAGGCGCCCCTGGCGGCCCAGGCGTCCATGGCGTCCAAGGCGTCCAAGGCGGCCCTGGCGTCCATGGCGTCCAAGGCGTCCCAGGCGCCCCTGGCGGCCAAGGCGGCCCAGGCGTCCATGGCGGCCATGGCGGCCCTGGCGTCCATGGCGGCCATGGCGGTGTCGTACTTTTTGAGTTTCCAATCCTTCAATCCGCGAACATCCAGCGCCTCGCGCAAACCCGCTTCGATGTTTCCTTCATCGTGTCGAGGGCGCGATAAAGCCAGTCTCCACGCAATTTGAGATAAGGTCATCTCCTCCGCGAATTCCCCGAAAGATTTCTTGGAAAATTCGCCAATGGCATCGTTAATCGGGCCTTCCCCGACTTCGGAAATAATGGCTAGTTTATCGGTTCGGTTTTTGTCTCCGCGCTCTACCAATTTCCCAATAGATTCCACTTCAAAAACTCGTGACGGTCTTCCAGTCGGCCACAATCCAGCAATCAAAAGTCCGGTTTTAATATCTTTGGTGAAATTCCATCCAGCGGCGCATTCGTTTTCCGTTTCATCCAATTCTACATTTGGAAGTTCAACCGGCATCTTTCCGTCCCAAACTGGATCACCGCCACGGACTGGCGGCCTCAGATCATACGTAAAGACTTTATATCCTTTCATACTTTTCCTTTCTTACTTTTCTTACCGCTGGTCTTCTTCCTCCACAGCCGAACCCGACAAGAATCTTCGAAGTAAGGGCTGTTCTCAGTAATTTTTTTTACGGGAACCATTCGCCGGCGTCCGGCCTTATCCTTACAACCGCACGGGCAAGGAATCTCTTTCACTTTGTAGACTTTCACAGGGTTTCCTTTCAAAATATCCAGGCCGTCCCTCTTAACCTGCCCGAACCGAATCTAGCATCCGTTGGTGTGGCGACGGCCCTTCTGTCGTTCCCGGATTAGCGGGGGCGGCTATATCTAGTTACTTCTTTTATGCAAGCTTTACACGTTATCTCGTTCGGGTTTTTTGATACGACGCCTAAAGGTTCTGGGATGTCATCAGGACTTATTGGGACGTGAGTTAAAACCTTTTCGCCACAGGGAATCCAAGCGGACTCAACCCCGAAGAAAAGCCAATGGATTACTTTCTTCATACCGTCTCCTTTCCTTCGGCCTTGAAAAAAATTCCAGAAAACTTTGTGAAGATAATCCCCACTGTTCGGTCTTTTACCCTGATTTCAGTCAACTTTCCTGCTTGACGAAGAGTAAAATTCTTTTTTGACTTATGGATTCTTGACACTCGTTTTTTATGCTTTAACATCTTCCTACCCTTTGCAAATGGAATTCCCCTTCGGGGACGCCGTGAACTGCACACGGCGGGAACGGCAAAGTCAACGGCGGCTTTTAAGATTCAATATTTTTAAGGTTCAATGCTAAATTCAATGCTAAAAAAGAAAGCTCATCGGCTTTTTTCTTTAATGCTTTTCTCGAACTAGCCTTTCCTAAGGAAGATGATTTAAAATACTTTTCCCTTTGTTTTGCCCATTCAATAGCCGCTTTTTCAACTTCACTTAAATTTTCCATTTAATATCCTTTCAATCTTGCAAGCGTCCTCGAAACTGAAAATATAAAGCTTTCCTTGGTACATCTTCTCCGGGTTAGTCCACAACCCGTGTTTCTCACTCCAACCCCTGTTCTTTAGAAGTTGCTCATCTGCGAATCGATCTGATTCAGCTTCTGTCAGTTCCATTCTCTTGCCTCCTATGGCTTCGGGGTTAAACCTCGTAATTTTCGGCAATCTCTTTGCAAAGAGCCACTAAGCGCCGAGCCGCTTGAACTTCTGCCGAATCATGCTTGTCAGGGTGACTAAAAACTTCGTCGAGGTTTTCCTCGCAATCCCGAAGATCGGGTAAAGTGTTTTGAAACCTGCAATAACTCATGTTTGCCATGCTTCCCTCCGTGTTAAAGAAAGTGAGCTACTTCACAGGTGTTGGATGCGATCCATTCAACCAAGCCACTCTTTTAGCTGCATCCTTTGCGGCAGAATGGTCACTTTCTGGTATCCACTTTCCAGTAGGATCATAAAACCCAACCGTATAAAGACCAGGCTCTGAGTTAAGATAAACGTACATCACTTTCCCCCTTGGCATCTAGCGGCGCGGCGTGCTTCGATGGATTCGTCGGTTGGCTTTTTCCACAGCCTTTCACATTTTTTGCATTCAAATAACCTTTGGTATTCCCACGGAGCGGAGAGAGCTCGGTAGGATTTGCTACTACAGAACGGGCAAGCGGTTAGTTTTTTACCTGGCATATTAAACCCCCTGGCAATGCGCGACCATGTAAACCACCGGATTGTAAACCCGGCAGTATTCCCGAATGGCGGCTTCGATCCTGTGAATTTCGGCTTGGCTGGCTTGGAAGGCCGACAAATCTTCAGCCTCTACTGCTGCCTCACTGACCCGGTTCTGCGCGTCCCACAGCGTTTGAAGGTTTTCCATGACGGCCCCCCTCTCTGCTCGGCTTGTCCCCCGGGCGGGGATGAGACGGATTAGTCAGCCTGCGTGCCGTAATGACCCCAACCCCAACCGGCCCTCATGGTGGGTTTCATTCCGACCACCCGGCAGAAAATGAATAGAGCCCGGCGATAATCCTCGGTATTTTTGCTAAATTCCAAATAGGAGATGGTGTCTGTCCATCCTCCATCCTCAATCACGAATCCAGCGCGAATTAATCGATCAGTGATTTTTTTTTCGTGATCTGCGGTCAGCGTTCCGCATATGTTCAATCCCATGATGCACCTCATCAACCCTCTCGGGTCTCGGCATGTCCCGCCGGAAGCGAGCCCCCAATTTATCCGCCGGGGGCTGGCGGTAAAATCTACTAAGCTCAGGAACATTAAAACTGTTTTCCCTCTCCGAACGGACGGTTCAAAAACTCTTGAACATCCGATGACAAAACACGAATCGCACCAGCCATTTTCCCATCAATGAAAATCTGGAAATCAACTTTTCCATCTTTGTCGTGCGCCATAACCATTGCCGGTGTCATTGAATTAACAACCCCGTTGTTATGTTCGCAAGAGTAAATTTCCTTGACCCTCTCGATTACTCGGCTCATTTTCGTTTCTCCTTTAAAGCCAATGATGAATCTGTTTCCCTCTACGATTCAATGATACGGCCGGCCGTATCACGAGTCAACTAAAAAATGAAAATAATGATACGGCCAACCGTATCAAAACAAATGATTTTTTAGTGGATGATACGGTCAGGCGTTTCACGCAATGAGGAAGGCCCTTTTTGCCTAAAGGGGAAGCCAAGGGAACCCTGATTTCCTTGCGATTAACACCAGAGGAAAGGGCTTTATTTCAGGCGTCGGCAGATAAAGAGGGATTGAGTTTGAGCGCGTTCATCAGAAAAGCCTTGAAATCGCTCAGCCAAGGTATTAATATCTTATTGTAATACAATAAATGGCGGAGAGTAGCAGTCTTGCACTGCACCGTGGATAAGACGGTTTAATCGGGAAGTAAAGCCCGACCCAGCACCTCGGTTGTCTGGTTACTCCCCCCCAAAAATTGTATGTAAGGTAATGAGTAGGGGAAAACGTCCTGGCCGCTAAACTAGGGTTCGTTTTCCCCTTTTTATTCTTCCTGCCCCTCAAGAGGCAGAGCGTTATCTCAACTTAATCACCACCTTTTCGTTAAATCTTTTTCTCGTAAATCGTCGGGGCTTTTCCTGCCCCTTCCTTCACCACACTAATATTGGAATTAGGATCTGCCATATGGCGCCTAAAAGCTGTGGAAACAGAACTACGAGTTGCATTCATACCTGATTTTGAAACTCCTAATAAATAGGCCTTTTTGAAAAGCAGACAACACCCGATTTTTAAACATGGCATGCGTTTAATTGGACGATTATTGGCGGTATGGAACCATCTAGGAAGGGGATTTTGAGGGATTCCCAGAAAACCATTATTTCCCAACAAAAAGGGCATCCCCTGGGGAGGGAACGCCCTTAGCCAACATGCCCAACGCTATCACCTACCCTCGCGGGTATGGCTAAATCAATCCTCGAATCGTCCAGAAATCCGAACCGTATTTCAAAATGTAATCGTAGGGCATCCAGAAATACCCTCCCAGTCCCCACCCTGTTCCCCACGAATTCCGAATCAAAAACGCTTTTCGGGAATCGTCGTATCCTACAGCCACGACTGCATGGCCGCCTAGAGATTTCTCCCCGGGTTGGGGCATAGGAACGATCCCCGATGCCGCCACTTCCCCCGACTCGAAAGCCGGATACACGTCGAAGCCGAAAAAGAAATGGAATCCATCCGCTAGACAAGCCTTCATGTGGTTCAAGTTTGGTTCCACTGTGAAATATTCGTAGGCCGTATTGAGTCCCGCGAAGAGGTTTGCGGACGGGGGAGGCTGTTCTTTGAACTTGGAAATGTCATAAGGCCAATCAGTGGCGCTCGGGAGTCCAAACTTGGCGAGAACCTTCATCACATCCCGAAGATTAGCCCCCGAATCCTCATCAACCGTTCCCTCTAAGTCCCGAGTCCAGTAGTACAGAGCCAGGAATGACGGCTCGTAATCCAGCATCCCGTCCTTGATTAGGGTTGATCGGGCCGCGGATCCACCTGAGAAGGACGAACAACTTCCAAGCTGTTCTTGGTCTTCAATGGGAGGGTCAATGCTTCGGAGATCAACGGTAGGCGGGAAAGAAACAGAAACGGGTGGTTCAAGCCTGAAATCTCGTTTATCAAATTTCTGCTTGACCCACCCGTATCGGCGCGGAGTCACTTAGAAAATCTTTGTGATGGTCGAGTCTTCAAAGAGGCCGAATGGTGCGGAGAACCCGACCATTGAAACCCTTTCGCCGGTCTCAAAGTTCCAGGTAACAGATCCTTCGGGAACCAAGCCTTCGATTTGAGGCCCAATAACGTTCACTCCGCCGGAAGCCTTGACCGGATTCGAGAAACCGGAATCAATCCAGCCTCCGAAATCAACGTTCAGCGCCCCGCCGATCCCGAGATAAGGCGTCAGCGAAGTTTTCCCGGCCTCAGTCCCTGCGGTCAATGAGCAAAGCACGAAATCCAAGCCGCCGGTATACCCATAGGCAGGCGTTCCAGTTCCAACGCTGAAACCAAGCGCTCCGGTCGGCATCAACACTCCGCTGACCTGCTGCCCGGCAATCGAAAGCTTGACTCCATTCGAGAGCCCCATACCAAAAGGCTTCCCCGAAACCTCCCAAGCGAACGCCTGAGAACTGAGCACGAACGCAAACAGCAAAACTAGACCGATCTTTTTCACGTCTTGACCTCCTGTGGTTGTGGTTGTGGGTGGAGTAGCCGGCGGGACAGCCGCCGCCTGGGGAGCATCCGGCGTATACGGAAGTCCTAAAAACTTCGTGAGGAATCCCAAAATCTGATTCGCCTTGACGTTCCCGTCGAACATCGAGCCAAGGGCTGTAAATCCAAGCCCTACAGCCGTCTTCGCTTCGGGCTTTGATAAATCCCAGTTCAACTGCCAGAGCGTGTAAACCGAACCCAACAAAGCCAAAATCTTCCCTGCTAAATAAATAGGCGTCATCACTACCTCCTATAGGTGGCACAAAATGTAACTGATTTTATGCCCCTTGAAATTCAGCCGTTTGATTGGCTGGTCGTACATCAATAAGTAAACCACATCTTTCCTATATCGGTCAAAATAAAATCCGCGAGCATCTTTGAATTCCATCTTGCCTGTTCCGTCATGGAAGAATATCCAGACGATGAAAACCCAAAGGAATTTCCTCATTAGTCGGTTAACTCAAAGTGGGGGAGATCGGTAAAGTGGCCGATCTGAGTGCGCGGGTCAAGTGTTCCGTTCCAGTCCCCACCCCAGCGCAGTTTGATCCCCATCTGCCTAGCCGTTGCCATTACCTGTCCAGCAAAGTAATAAATTCTCTCGTATTCGGCCTGCCTTAATTGGAGGTCGTTTTCTTGATCCGGCCACACGATGGGGTATGGAACCACATCAACAGCCATACTTGGAGTCTTATTGTGCATGGAATTCGGGAAGGAAAGTTTTGAATTACCAGCCGCCACAGCCGCATTTTGATCGGTTTCCCCACGATATCCGCATAGGATGGTACAGTCGAAGGATTTAACGATCTCCTGCATTACTTGGCGTAATCTTGAATCACATTGAGAAAGTTTTTCGTTTGAAGCATCTGAAAAGGTTGGCATGCATCACCTCAAAAAATAAGCTGCGGCAGCGATTATCGCCCCGCTTAATCCACCGTAAATCGAAGCCCGAACCTCAAGTTTTGAAACTCGCTTTTCTTGTTCAAGCTGCCAAGTGAAAATGTTTTCAAGAGCCGCCCCTAGTTTTTGAACCTCTGCGTAAATTAAGTCCAACTTTGAAGGCGTCATTTTTTCCCCTAAAGCACGAAATCAAAAAAAGCCAAGACTGCTGCCACGATCAAAAGAAGTCCATAAAGTTTTTCCATTATCTCGACCAAACTGGAACAGGATATTTTGACATCCCGTATACTCCACCGAATGCCCATAAATCCCTAGTAGCTGGATGGACTCGAAGACAAACCGGGCCTATTCCGCCATCCATTCCAGCGTCACCAGATTGTTTCGTAATCGTTCGAAAAGTTTTTCCGGCATCATAGGATACGCATACGGATACTCTCTCCGTGTAACCGCCTGGATAACCTCCCGCGTAAACAATATTTGGACGAAATGGATCGGTACAAACTGTATAAATATTCGGGGTTCCCTGTTGATCGCTTGGTATACGACTAGAAATATTGGTGCGTACGCCCCCGGAAATCCTATCAAATTCTCCTGTGCTACAGGCAGCATAATAAATATTATTTTGCCAGTCATGAGCTAAATCTAAAACATTACTAGCCGCGGTAGCCGCTCTACTCCAACTAGTACCATTTGTTGAACTCCAAATTACCGAGGTAGAAGCACCATAAATCGTATGTGTAGTCCCATTCCAATCAAAACAAAAAACCCCTTGCACTCCACTCGCCAATGTCGCGGCTGCCGTACCGCTTGAAGAAATTCTCCATTTGTTCCAAAAACAAACGGTCGAAGAATTCGGGTCAGGACAAGTAACGTTATAAAATGCCCCGGTAGCAGGCATCGTGATGGAAGTGGCCATCGCGCCCCAAGTGACCCCGCCGTTCAAGGAACGACGCATTGTCACAGTATCACCAGGGGCATCCGTATTTCCTATGAAACCAATTGAAGTGGTCAACGCTATTCCGGCGAAATTAAATCCTCCAAACGCTTGGCCCGAAACATTTTGATAAGTCCAAGTGTTACCTCCGTCTTGTGTCCAACCTGAATTGTAATCCTGCGAAGGTGAAATGAAATTGTTTGGAGTGAACGGGCTGAAATTGACAATGGACTGACAAGTGAATGCGATATATCCGTTATTATCAAAAACAAAAGTTTGCCCGTTATTTGATGACGAATGAATCGCATCCCCCGCTGTATTTGTCCAAACCTTGTTTGCAACGGTTGGACTATAGAGAAAAGTTCCTTGTCTTTGATTCATTGGTAAAAAAGATTTTGAAGAATCAACAATGCTTGCTGTCCAATTAACTCCACTGTTATTAGAAAAATATGGCTGGTTGGTTCCAGAATCGGTGACTTGATTCACAATCATACTAGCCGCGCTCGATGGGGAAACGCAAATGTTCATGAGGCCAGGCGTCCCCGTGGTTACCAATCCCGTGCCGGTCAATTTTGAAAAACTAGCGGCTACACCAAGCGTAGTTGAGCTAAATACTCCTGTATTACCTTCGCAAAAATAAACATTGGATACAGCCGCGTTTGTAACATCTAACCCAGTCATGGTCGCATTAGTCACAGCTTCTGTAAAAGAAGTTCCTCCATTCGTAGAAAACCAAAAGCCTGCGGCTGTAATCATGTATAACCGACCGGAACCGCCTGGAGATATTGGAGCACATTTAACTTGCCCAGTATTAAAACTGGCATTCTTCAAAGACCAAGTTGCACCATTATCTGTTGATTTATAAAGACCCGGACTAGCAATATCAGATTCTGAAATCCAATAAACGACTGTGCTGGCAGATCCATTTGAAGTTGAAGGATCAAAAGCTAAAGTGTTTCGATAAATGTCTATTCCGACCGAAGTTTTTAAAAGAACATTTGACCAAGTTAATCCCCGATCCGTTGATCGGTAAATTCCAGCCAAAGCCGTCGAAGATGAGTTTCCTCCTGTAGCTATCATAATGTTATTGTTATTTGGATCAATTGCGCACGATCCGCCTCCACATGCTAAAAAACCAACATTGGATGGAAACCAAGTAGCCCCACCATCCCAACTAACATATACTCCACCGACATCAGTCAGCATAAGCATTGTTAAACCATCTGTCCCAATCGCCATCGCTTGAATTTGTTGGGCTCCTTCCCCTCCTGGAGAAGTCACGGATTTATTGCTGGACGTAACCATCGGAATCCCTTGCCAAAAAGAAACGTCGGCAAGACACCAAGGAGCGAATATGAAAAATCCTATTGCGAAAAGGAACTTCACTTTTGTGTCCCAGTCCACGGATAGGGCCAAATGGAGTAGTCGTACCACGCGTTAGAGATGGAAAACGTCGCGCCCGTCGATGCGGCTCCGTTGACTCCTGTAACCATGAAAGAAACTGCGGCGGCTCCAACAAAATCAGGAATACAAATTATTCGATTATCTGAAACAGGAATTGCCGTGGTCACGCCTTTGCTTCCAAACAATACGACGAAGTTGGCGTACGCGTTCCCAATATTGTCCACGCGTGCTTGGAAGGCCCGATTTGTTCCAGCAACAGCCGTAGCTTGAACAACTGCTGTTGCATTTGCAAAAACAGAATCTGTTATTGCAACAACCACAGGTGTCGGAGTGGCAGTTGGAAATGCAGTGCTTCCTCCTGGTGTCTGACCTGCAACAACAGTCAATTGTGCAGCAACGACTGTTGCCATTGAATTTAATACAATTGTGTTAGCCACTACGGTATTTGTTGCAGCATCCATTAAGGCCATAAGGGCCTGGGTTGTTATCTGATAATCCTTACCAGCCAAGACTGTTGCATTAGGAGTTGGAGGATTCTGCCCGGCCACCACAGTTAATTGAGCTGAAACTACAGTAGCAATAGCACTTAAATTTCCAGTGTTAGCAACGTTAGTATTTAAAGCTGCATCTATCAGGGCAAGTAAATTTGTGCCCGTAATTTGTAAGTCTTTTCCGGCCAACACAGTTGCGTTAGGCGTCGGTGGATTCTGACCAGCGACTACTGTCAATTGAGCGGCCACAGCCGTGGCCATGGCGCTGATTGAAGCAGTATTTGTGACCGTAGTATTTGAAGCTGCTTCGATCAGGGCAAGAAGAGCCGCATTGGTGATCTGATAATCTTTTCCAGCGACCACAGTGGCATTTGGCGTGAGTGGATTTTGTCCAGCAACTACAGTTAACTCCGCCACAACAGCGGTTAACTGGGAAGAAATATTATTTTGCTGAATTGAAATGGCAGTTTGAACTGCATAAGGAAATTGAACGAAAATAGGTGTAACAGTAGCAGCAACTTGCGCATTAGCCAAAGCTGTTGCTTGAGCACAAATAGCGGTTTGAACGCCAGAAGGCATTGAACTTCCAGTTGTTGCTACTGCGGCAATGACTGTAGCTTGCGCCGCAATCGCAGTTTGAACAGCGGAAGGCATCGATGAACTTCCAGGCCCGGTAGTCGCAATAGCGGCGGCAAGAGTGGCTTGAGCTGCTACAATCGTCGCCTGTGCAACAGGAGCAATAGGTGTGCCTTGACCAGTAATAGCTGTAAGTTGGGCCGCCACCACCGTCTCTAAGGCAATTTCACTTACCCTGGGATAATTATTGGCTGAGGCGTTGGGAGTAGGAGTGATGATAGGAGTTGGCCAATTTACTATGTGTGAAAAATTAACATTGTTTTGAGAAGAAGAAAAATTTATAACAACTCGACAAGAATCCAAAGTGTTTCCAAAGATAATAAGTTTACTAATTCCACTAATATCTGCGATCCCAAAATTTAAATTTGGTCCATAAGTACTTCCATATAAATACGATTGATCTACAACTGAATGGCGAATAACAGAATAATCTAGTGAGTTTAAAAAATAAATATTTTTGGCCGCTGTACCAGAAAATGAATATGAAGAAAAATCTCCAAAAGAAATGTAATCATTCGGATTTGAAAAATAAGCAGCAACTGACATGCTGGAATATGCACCTTGACTTAAATCTAACGTGACTGATGAATTAGGTGCAATAATTATTTGAGTTGAGATACTTGATTGCTGAATAGGCTGAGGTGTTTCTCTATTAACTTCCGAAACGGCGGCTGTGTCGCCCAAAATGACCGTACTCCCCGTGGCATCCACCAAAGGTGGGGAAGGGAGATTGCTATTAAAAAAATCGTCCGCTTCCCGCGCCACTGATCCCTCAACGTTTCCGACGCACGGTTTCAAAAAAACGTATGAAATGGTTACTGGACTGTTCGTGTTGGTTACGAAATATATGGACGGGAAACCGCCCACTGGAACGATCCCTGAATTATTGGAAGTGACAATGCTAGTCGAATTGCTTAACGAATTCCCACTGAAAAAATCATATGCGGAATAAATTGGTAAATTCAGATAACTTTTATTCGGATCCGAAAAATAAACGCCTTGGGTAACGCTTCCTGCCTGAACTGAAACGTACATCGAGCAATATTCCGAAGGGATGGAAACAACAAACGGAGTCGCGCCCGCCGCCACTTTGGTGGCTGAGATGTTGGGGTATGAAATTCCACCAGTGGGGGTTTGAGTTCCATAGGGTTGAATTATTTGAACCGTCGGAAGATTCCCAACATTAACCACAGGAACTGCTGGCGTCATTGTCGGCGTTTGAGTTCCATTCGGGGTGATTGTTGAATAAACAGACGGCCCCATTGCGTAAAAATGCCCTGAAATATTGTGATTGTTGGCTGTAGTCCCATTTTGAGCCCTGACAACCGTCAGAGTATCCCCTACTCTATTCGTGACCAACACATTTTCCAAAAGAGGATCAGCGGAATAATTGGAAAGATAGGCGGAATAATCCCACCACCACATAAAAACCGGGACTGATTTGATGTTTGACCCGTTTCCTGAAATTAATTGAACCGAAGTCGTTGATTGGTTATATCCTCCCAAAACGAAAACCGTTTGAGAATATCCAACAGAGGTGAACATTAAAAAACAAACAAAAAACAAAAGTTTTTTCATCAAATCACCTCTTAGGGTAAAATTTTAAAAGTTCCGTTAACAACAACCGACGTAGTGGCAGCACCAAGAAAAAGTGAAACTGCCTGCCCTCTCAGTCCGTAGATTGGATAATTAACTATCGTATTGTCCGGCCCAGTTGTTAGGTTGGCGTCTTGTTGTCCCTGCCAGATCGTCACTCCTCCTGAAACAAAATAAACGGCTGTTGACGTTGCACCCGAGTTGTAAACCGTAAATCCAAGAAATTCAACATATCCAGCACTTGAAGGGGCCGCAACCAAAAGAACGGGAGTTGTATTCGCCACGACGGCGATAAAAGGTGAAGCTACAGCCGTTGGAGTATTTGTTGGGGTATTGGTGGGCGTTACTGTTGGAGTAGCTGTTGGAGTATTTGTAGACGTATTAGTTGGAGTTGTGGTCGAAGTGCTCGTGGGTGTAGTCGTTGGAGTTTTTGTGGGAGTTGTAGTCGGAGTCTTCGTTGTGGTAACCGTTGGAGTAGGAGTGGGGGTTGATGTAGTAGTTGGCGTTTTTGTTGGCGTCACTGTTGGTGTTATTGTTTTTGTGAAAGTTGGGGTGAACGTTGGAGTCGGGGAGCAAGGATTTGTAAACGCTGTGTAATTGGTGGTATCTGTGCAGACCAACGAAGGGGAACCTTCTTCGGCAATCACAATAATATTTCCTGAATAAGTTGACGGCGGGACTGAAACAGTTCTAACGACCGTGTTGGTCACGGTTCCAAGGTTATAAAAATAATACCCAATGTCCCCAGTGCAGGCCATTGACCCCGCCAAGTAGGTCGAATAAGCCGACGTGGTGGCAGTCGTTGCCGAAGAAAACAAAATGTCATAGTGAATAGAATTGTAATCAGCTGGGCTAGTAGTCCTGAAAGTGACGGAAATGGAATTTCCTTGAGCACCACAACCAGAAGACACTCCGAGGATAGTGACGGCCGTAACCGCAGCCTTGGCCTGGACAGCCAGAGCCAAAAATAGAATCAGGGAAAACGTTAGAATCTTTCGCATGAGAAAATCTCCTTTAGGCGTTAAAAAAAAAGGCGGACATCCCTTTCGGGTGCCCGCCTCCTGGTTTTCCAAGTCAGCGTTTAATGATAATTATAGGAGAAGTTTAGGATTAAATCGAATTTATTTACAATCCATAAGTTCCCACAACTTCCTCAACATTGAGTTGGGCTAAAGTCGAGTGGTTTGTTTGAACCATAAGATACGGTTTTACAACCATCACATTTGTCACGCCCACCGGAGGAACCTGGATGGCGGAAGTGAGGATATTGTTAAAGGCGGCGGATGGATTGATGACGGACGCCGTCACAACCCCCGCATCCAGGTTTAAATCCATGAAAAGCTCTTTTACCGTCGCGCCAGCCAACGTGATAAGTGTTCCCGCGCTTATCTGGCTCGAACCGCTTCCGTCGTTGTTCACCAGATAGGCATTTACCGCCGGTGCTGCGGCCCACTTGAACCAAATCCCCCACCCAGTTAAACCGGCCAAGGGGTCTGTCGCTCCCAGGTTTGGAGCCGCGGATGCGTATCCAATGAACCCCTGAGCGTCGTTTGAAGCGTTCAGGCTGAGGCACTTGATGAACATTTTCATCGTCCGGTAGACCGGGAAACATAAATTGACCGGAGTGAATATGGCGTTGTGGCCGCTGGTGGTGTCGGTTTGAAGCGAGACTGTTGGAGCCGATTGCGTCGTCAGTGTCTGGGTTCCATTCATACCAGCACCGGTTCCCGAGAGCACAAAGACGCCTTGTTTCAATCCGGTGACGGCAAAGTCAGCCGAACTCACATCCGCCGTCAAAGACCATTGTTGAACTTTTCGGCGGGCATTCACCAAGATCCAGGCCGGTTGGGACAAAGGCCCTATACCCATGTATTGCAGGGTGACGATCTGGCCCGCGCGGATCATCCCAGGCGAAAGTTGCTGTTGGTCAGTGTCATAAATGGAGATGTTCGCTTGGCTGTTGACGGTTAATGTCGCCCCAGCCGGGTTGTCATTGGCGGCAATGAATTGAAGAATGGTCCCTGGAAGAAGATCGGCGTTGGCCGGAAACCCGGTGACACCCGTCACCCGAAAAGTACCGGCTGTAACTGAGGAGTCGGAGCCGCCCCAGTAAGTGGGAACTCCCTGTAAAAAAATCAACCACCAAGAAGGAGCCGATCCTGGCGTGTTTCCCATATTATTATCAGCCAGAGAAATATAAATCACTCCGTTATGGGAACAAAATCCATTTGTGAAATAAGTCGTGGCAGCGTCATATTCTGGGATGCCCTGCTGCAAAAGATACGCGATCTGCTGGCTGTGGACGAAATCAACCGCGTTCATATCCTCTTGCAACGGGAGTCCACCAACTAAGGCTGGATCCCATCCACCCTGCCAAGCCGCTAGAGTTTGGATTTGGGATAAATCTTTTGTGTAATTCGGCGTACCACCGACGGATGACCCGAATTGTTGAATCCCTTTGGCTGCTGCGCTGGCATTTGCGCCGAAAGGAAACGCTGTTTTTCTTGGAATTTTAGCCATTTTCTCCCCCGCTAAACTGGAATACTGTCGTTGTTGTCTAAAACATGACCCGTCAAAGGAACCGAATTGGAACTCAAGGCCGAAATGTAAGATGGAGCCGGGCCGAGATTATTTGAGAACCCGAAAAACGAAGTGTACGGGGCCGCATAAATCGGAAGCCCCATTCCAACCCCAAGAGGTTTCGGCAACGCCCCCATTTTTATAAAAATTTCCGCTACTGGATTACTTCCTATTGTTTTCCAATAGAGATAAGAAATTCTCATGTTGAAGTTATCAATGATCTGAAATACTCCTGGAAAAAAATCAGCAATAAAGTCTTGGATGTCGGACAGTTTACCAGAAAGCCTATTTCTTACAGCCATGATTTGAATTAGTTCCCGAAACTGTGAATCGTTTAAAGTTATGGCTCCGGAGAAATCAAAACCTGTTTTTGACGCTCCAACATACTTCCCTAGAATCTCAAGCTGTTTCCCGGTAGCGGTCGATATGTCAAAAGCCTGCTGAATGGCAAGCGGAATAATGGGTTCTCCCGATTGAGGGACAAGAAGAGGCTTCACAATAGCGGCGATATGAGCCGACGCTTTCGGAAGTCCGTTGTATTCACGGATCAAAAGATTTTCGTAATAATCTACAAAATCCTGAGTGTTCAAGTTATTGTCACCGTGCTATTAGCTGTGGCCGCATTCGCGTCCGTAACTCTTACCGTATCCGCCCCAGTTCCCGAAGGCGCTGTATAAAGACCCGTGGATGAATTAATCGTTCCTCCCGAACCTCCACCCACGACTGAGTAAACATAGGGCTGAATTCCACCGTATGCATTGAACTGCTGGGTCTGGGTGTGCGGAACTGAAACTGAGGACGGTAGCATCACGATAGGCGTAATATTCGTGTTGGTGGCTGAAACCACGAACTGGTTGTTAAGCGCCGTTGGGGTGAGGGTGTTCGTGTAGGAACCGCCCGATGTCGTTGAAAATCCAGCAGCCGTAACGAGGGTGTTGGGGTCAATCTGTTGAACATAGGTCGCAAGTTGATTGATGTTTACCTCCGCGCCTATTCCTGGAACGAATAGGGCCGGAAGCTGGGTTAGAATGGCCGAAATGTTCGGAGCGTTTATCCCATCGATGGAAGTGGCAGTAAACCGGATGAAAAGATTCTGAGAAACAACGTTGTCCCATTGAACGACAAAAGCCGATCCGTCCCGTTGGGTTATTGGATAAGTCTGCGTTCCTTTCATGTTGCATCCAGTGGAGCGATTTACATAAATCGCCTGAGCAATAGACGCCGGAAGACCCGTTCCCCCTACTACTGCCCACATGGTATTTATTGAAACGCCCGTTGGAGGATTCGACTGTCCGTAGTTTTCCCAAACCCTCGCGTATGTCACTCCTGAAATGTTCGCCAACGCAGCTTCTGTTCCTGGCTGATACCCCTGAGAAGGAATCGAAACGGATTTTTGGCGGCGGATCCGCAACGCCACATCCGATTCCTCGTTTTGCCCAAGAGACGTGTAAAGTGAGGGGTTATTGATCGCCGTAACCCCCAGGACAATCAATCCCGCCGTGGTGATCGTGTTGGGGATTGTAGGAATGGCCCCTGGATTCGCCGCCTGAAATTGGAAGGAATAAGTGCCAGCCCCCCCAATCGATTGAGTGGCGACAAGCTGCCATTGATTTCCCGCCGCATCCGTCACGTAATAAACAGGGTTTGTGTTTTGGTCAAGACCGTAAAGATTCAAAGCCTTATCCGTGGTTATTGATACCGGAGTTGTCGTATAAGTTGCACCCTGGACTTGGAGGCCGTTGATTCCAACTCGCTGCCAAAGGATCGTCCCGATGGCCTGGTCTGGGTCAAAAGAAGCGAAGGCCTGGGCAATTATGTCCTCAATGTCCACTGTCCCCTGGACGTAAATATTTATGGCCTGTCCATCCGAGGACGAAGAGGACACGTCAATATTAGCCCCGTAAATGGATTTCAAATTCGCGACGAGATCGGTCAAAAGCTCAGTTTGGCTTTTAAGCTGTAGCCCGTTAGCGTCTAATGAATTCGGCATTTTTTATCCTATATCGAAAAGTTGAAAGAACTTGTAAGCGTCGAGTAAATCGTTGTCACTGAATAGCTTCCTGTAAACGCCCGGCCCGTGGTCAGGTTCACCTCCAAGGAGTGAATTCCAGTGACACCCTCTGTTCTAAGGATGACCCCGGATACGGCGAGGGTTATCATCATTTCATCCGCTCCGCCCAACAGCCGAAACCAGTCAATCCCGGCGCCCATGTCAAAAAAGCACTCCCGGTAAAATTGAAGGATTCGGCAACGGATTTGTTGTTCAATGGCCGCAACGCCGGAAAGGTAATTCCCGCGCCCCAGTCCAAAAGTCCAATCCCCATTAGAATCCAGCGCCCGAACCTTGGTAATCATTCAAGAAGCCCCGCAATCTTGGTTTTAATCGTCTCAAACGCGGCTTGGTTTAACAGCGGTAAAGTGCTGGGCCCCCCGGATGTCGTTACCGTGATCGCCTCAATCGCATTCACCAAGTCAGTCAAAACACCTTTTAAAGTATAAGTTGCGTTCGCGATTTTTACCAACGAAGAACTTACGCCAAGGATTCCTCCGTTTTCCCATTGGAGCAAAGCCCGGGTGTTGTCAAAATTCAGGATCACGTTTCCAAGTGAGCGCCAACCCACAACGATCACTGAGTCCGCGAACGAATGAAGTCGACCGGTCGCCGGGGCCTGCCCGACCCCCCCGGAAAACCAGTTGTCCATATCGCGGTCATTGAAAAAGATCATGCATTCGTCCCCCTGCGATACCGGGAAAGTTAAGGTCGCCTGACCCCCTCCTGCGAAGAAAACCGGGGCGTCCCCAATCGGAGGGTAATCTACAAGTTTCTCAACGTTGGACTGACTGGCCGGATCATAAACGATCAAGGATTTTTTATAATTTACCGAAGCGGTCGCCGTTTGAGTCGCCGGATCAAATGACTGAATAGTTCCAACATGGTGACAGTTGAAATTAAGCATGAGATTCCGCAGGGCAATATTAAGAACGTCCGAAAGCTGAGGTTTGACAATAGGGGCGTTCATGTGAGCACATCCACGAGTTCTGAATCTTTGAAAGGCGCGAAAAGTCCAATGTTGGTAATCGCATCCCCGCAAACAGATTCCGAAATAATCCCTCGAAGTCCCAGTGATATAACTTTGTAATCGTGGTTTAGTTTTGGATTGGTCTCGCTTTTAAGCGTCAGACGTTGGGCCATAGCAATCCTTGTTTCCATGAGCATTGGAAAATGGATAATCGTTTGTTCCTGAATAGGGGTTTCAAGAAGTCCAGCATCAGCGTCGATGACTGAAATACCTGTTGGCGGGACGCATTCGTTATCTGCAAGGAAATAAGCCTTTCCTGTATCAATGAAAAATCCAGTGGATGACCCACCAGAAAATCCTTTTAAGACATCAAGCGGATGCTCGGAAAAAGAATTCGATCTCGATAAAACACCGTTTATCTTGTTACCAATGGCTCCCACTGTGATTTGTTGTCCCTGAGAATTACCAGGAAGTGCATTGATAAGCGCCGGAATCATCTGTTTTTTTATGTCCGTTCCTTTCGGAAACGTCTGGATTGGAACAGTTGGCGCAGTAGCAAATTGAAGACCTCCATCCAAACACTGAATATCGGTAATCATGTCCACCCGGCTTTGTTTGTAGGAAACGCATTGGGAAATGGCACCCTGGAAGCAAACTGGGAGGTTATCCCCATATCCAGCCTTGAACCTCAAAAGCCGGAAGTGCCCGTTATCGTTTAAGTTCTTGGCAATGGAATCTCGGTTTGACTGGCTGAGGTTATAAATCTGAAAGTCCGCTACGTTCGCCGACGAAAGGGCATTCCTTGTAATGGAAAACTCAATGGTAAAAGGAAGAGTGATCGTCAGTATGTTTCCATCTATCTTTTCAATTTCAATCTGATAGGTTCTCCCGAATTTGTTCAAAGGACACCACCCACAAGATAAGACTCGTATTCCAAGACTTCCGCTTGAGTTAAAATATAAAGCTTAGAAGCTCCGGATGAAAAATCCTGTAGCTGTGTTGGTTCTCTGTTCCCTTGGGTGTAGCAAGCCAACCCGAAATTAATCAGGTTCTTGAACTGCCTTAAAACGTTTGGGATATTGACAACCCTCATTCCCTTTACTAAAAATTTTTGAGTGACGTTTGATAGCTCCTGATAAAACCATCCATTTTGAGATTGACGGTAATAAAGGCTTAGGAAAAGCCGACTCCCATCCGGTAAGGTGATGCTCTGTTCCTGTTTCGGGTCATCGGTTAGGTTCTGTATGAGAAGCATCAGTTGCCACCGGTCGAGGTAATCCCAGAGGCAACGTTTATACTTGCCGGTGGATTGGATGTTCCCGTAGAAGTAGTGGATCCAATCGCTTGGGCTGTGCGTCCATCAGCCAAAGGAGTCTGACTCGTTTTCGTGGTCGCAAACCTGATTTGCTTGAACGTGATAAAAAAGTCGGTAAGTGAATTCGTTGATTCGTCCTGCACCGGCATAATAGATTCGGGCATCATGTTTTCAAAAATGGCCCAAGGCGTCTGGATATTGAAAAACTTCCGTTGAGCCCTTGCAGTAGCCCACCAGGTAAAGGCACTCTGCTGGTTATTTTGCGATCCTTGACCGTTTAATGATCCCCATGCAGCAAGAGCAGCATTTTTCACGTTGTTGGCCGCTTGATAAGCAGATGCCGCTTGATTCAAGGCGTTCATGGCCGTAATCGAGAAAGAAGGGGCGAAATCAGAAATTGGAACTAAGGCCGAACTTAAAAGAGCAACAGAAGGTGGGACATATGGAATGATGTCGTTCAATTCTCCAATGAACCCGTGGACTGAAACCTTGATAGGCGGAAGAGCGGCGTGATCTTGAATGGAAGTATTGTTTTCCACAAAATGGTCAGTGATATCCGTCTTGAGTTCGATTTTATTCTCTCCCTCGATGTGGAAAAGGAAGGACAGCCCCTGGCTTCCATCGTCGTTGATTTGCTGATAACCAGATAGGGTAGTCGAAGTTATGAGCGCGATGTCTTGGAGTCCGGAGGCTATTAGTTGGAGTCCGTTTATCATTTATTTCCCCGTGCTTTGATCGTAGTTGTTCGCAGTCGCAAGATAGGCGCTTCCCATGTAATCGGACAAAGCCCTTTTGGCAGCCTTGTAGGTTTCGCTTCCTACTTCCTTGGCATCTGCGTTTCCGTTGATCGTTATCTGATTAACGATCTGAGCGTGAGTGTAAACCGGGGCCTGTGACTTACCGCTTGAACTGTGAACCGCGTTTGAAAGCAATTCCGCTCCCTGCCTCCCGAATTGGCTGGTAGGAATCCCATGCCAAGAATTGGAAGGATCGGATTTCCAACCCTTTCCAAGAACTCCGAGAATGTCCGCCCATCCCTGCATAGCCTTTCCAATTAGTTCAAAGGCATGAAGATTTTGGGCTATCCGTTGGAAAGCTTCTGCCAGTTGCGAGGCTGGCTTAATCAGTTTGTCGATATCGTCGGCTATTTCCTTCCCATTGTGCGAAACGAATAGCCTGAAAGCTTGTTGGATATCTATTCCAAGTTTGTTCCAAGCCATCCCAGTCTTTTCTAATCTGCTGATTGTCGCGTCCGAGAGGAAAGGAGATTTTGAAATCTCATCCGTTGTCAAATGTCCCTGCATCATTCGGGCAATCATGTCTTGATCGCCGATAAAAGACTTGAGACGGTCTAAAGCCAATCCAGGTATTTTCTCTTTCGTGGCATATTCCCTTAACCTCTGGAAAAGCATCTCCGGGCTTTTGATGTACTTGTCAATGTCGGATTCCTTGAAATCTCCAAGAACGGATTGAATCCAAAACATTCCTTCGGGTGCCTGTCCCTTGAATTTCAAGGTAACCATTGCGTCCTTGAGTTTTAAGAGGGTTTGGGTCATGGTCCCATTAGCGATTCCAAGTCTCTGGGCTGTGTTCTCGTATTGTTGGAGGGACTTGGAGGTTTCACCGATTAGGGTCTTAGCATTCGTCATGCCTACCCCGAATTTACCGGAAGAAGTGAAAAGTTGTTCCAGCGCATAGAAAGCGCCGACGATAGCGGCTTTGGCGGCTAGGGAACTAGTAGCCATGTTGGAAAGGCCTTTGTCCACGCCTTGGAGTGCCGAAAGGGTTTTACCATCCCCTTTGATTCCAAGGTTCACAAAAAATTCAGCTATGGACATTCCCATTTTTAAGGCTCCGGGGCGTTGATCGCCAGGTATTCATCCTCGTAATCGGCGAGGAATGTTTCATAGTTCAAGGCCTGGATGATCTCCCGGGCCGTAAGTTTCTTTGCCTCCCCAAGGGAAGAAGCGTATCCCGCTTTTATGATCCTGAAAAAAATAACTAAGTCGTCAGCTTCGGCCTCTACTTTTGGGAACTGTCGCCTTTTCTTAATCCGTTTCGTGACAATTCTTGCCAGAGGCCTTTCATAAAAGGGTTTAGATTCTCCGCCGCGACTTCCGTGCATACCTCAATGAAATCACCGCGGGCTTCCACCGGCTCAAATGTTTTTTCATTGATCGGCAAATCTCGGTAAAGGCATCGTTTAAAGCAGGCTGTTAGCGCCGCATGTACGGCCGGGGAAGAAAGGCTCCAAGGAACAAGAGCCCTCACGGCTTTCTTTTGGTCTTGCTCTTCCAAGACTTCCACTGGATAAAAATCTTTCATTGCGGACTGGAAGATCAAGAACGACTGGAAAAGAGCGTGGGCGTCCTTAAACGGGGCCGGGTTCATCTTGAGATTCGCCCCACTCGGAAGTGTCACCTCTTTTAGAATTTCTTCCTCCAAAGTAACGCCTCCTTTAGGCGACGATTCTCAAGGCCTTGGCAAAGTGGATTTCGTAGATCGTCAAGGCTTGATCGGTATTCCCCTCAACGTTTTCTTTTCCAGGCGTTTGTTTCTGGAACACTCCACCCGAAAGAAGATATGTGTCCTCAGACACAATACCGGAACCGTCTCCAACATTGATGGTCAGCCTACCGGAAGCCAAGACAGTGGCCGAGAAATTCGCATTTTGGAGATTGAGCTTATTGAGCAAGAAAATATCATCCTCAGAAGCCCTAACCAATCGAAGCTTTAAAACTCCGATTTGTCCCTGGGTATTCAAAGCGAAAAGAGCGTTTCCGTTTTTCCCCTTCTTTACGGTCGCCATCCCATTCGGGAAATCGAGGTCGATGGTGTCCCCATCAGCAAAATCATTGAAAATCTTGCTGTAAAGAATCAGTGACGCCGAACCAGCCAGCGCCGAAACATTGGAATTAGGCATAAACTCCCCCTTTAAGCTTGGATGTTAACAATGATGTTAGCGGTTTCTCCGCTCCCGGCTTCTTTCATGGCGACTTGCACGAGAGGCATTTTCCTTGCGGCCCTGTCGGCCTGAGACTGTTGGGAAACCGGCTGGCTGTACATGTACCAGCCCGTAGCGCGAACGTTGTTTACTAGGGTTTGAGGATCACCGAAAGGCGTTGATCCAGTCCATTCACCCGGAGCCACGTAGCCGTTGGTTATAGCCTGTTCCAGGACAGCTCCCAGCGCGGCCTTGTATCCGGTCACGCCTTCCTCCGTCTGAGGAATTTTAGTATTGGTTTGGGCAAGGTAATTAAACGCCGCAGTCTGTAAGTCCGTCCTCAACCACAGCGCGTTATAAACCTCATCCCAGAATTGATTTGCCCCAGAAACCAAAACGCAGGAATAGCCACGGACGCTCACGTAAATGTCAGCTCCTGACGTGGCCGCCTCCCCAGTCACGCCGCCTATCGTGTTGTTCATGCTCGGATCGGGTTGAAGACCGGCAAGCTGTTTCAGGTTCATGTCTAAAGTCGTTCGGGAACCGCTGAAATCCACGCTATGTCCCCGGAAAACGAATTCAGCCATGAAATTCATGGCATTCTGCCCGCTAGAGGTGGAATCTCCGTAATAACGGCCCCTGGACTTCGTATATCCGCCTGTCCTCAAGAGATCAATCGTCCCTCCCGGCTGGATGTCGGCTTCGGTATAGCTCACGAAATAACCCATCAAATCAAGGGCTTGAATCACAATAGCCGCTGCTGTGACATTTCCTTGAGTTTGATCGTTGACCGTAGCCGTTTCCATCACTCCGCAATACTGCACGAGTCCTTGAGTTCGGGTAATGGCCGCCCCCAGGGTTTCAGCGCTCCCGGCTGTGACTCCAACGGTTGTGGTCGTCGGGGTGATAAAAACATCGTACCCATTGGTATCCTGCAAGGTATCGTGTTGCACGGTCAACAAAGAGGCCGGGCCGGAAACTCCGATAAACGTCACATCAAATCCATCTGCTTCGCTCCCAGCGACTGTCACCGATCCAAGACCGGCAACAAGCCTTAAAGCCGTTTGAACAGCACCCGCATTGGAACCCGCAGCAATGTCAGCCGTGTAATTACCGGCATACCCCAGGTCATAATGGCCGGTGGTCGGAACGGTGGAAAAAGCCACGTGCTGGATGGCCGTCACCCCTGAAACGCTGTTGCTCATCGGAATAACGATAAGCTGGCCCCCGCCTGAAAGGATGTTCGGGTTTTGGGCGAAACCAGCGGTTGCCATGAGTGTGGTTTTGGCGCTTGATCCGAAGTCCGTCGCCACATCCAAGGCGTTCGTGTAAATCTTGTATCCCAGGCTTCCAAAAGTTCCGCCGGGGACTTCATGGGTGAAAAACGCCACATTATTAGGGTTGAACGAATTCAACCCCGAAGGCGTTTGAGTAACCGAAACGTTGATGACCCTCGTAATTGGAAGCTGAGACATTTCAAAACTCCTTTAAGACTGGGTTACTAACTGCGGCACTTGGAAAGTGTCGAAATAATCGTTCGCTTGCGAAAAAGTCGTCGAATACAAAACCATGGCGGAAAGAACGAACCGGTTGAGCATTGCCGAACCGTCTTGCTCTGATAGATCAACAAACCCCATCGGAATTTTCGGGAGCTTGAATCCATTGGCCTGTTGCTGCGTCTGCGAATACTGGCTATTCAAAGCCATTAAAACCTGTTCTTTTTGAAGAATGGCCGATCTCGACCGGCTCATGATGTTGATGTCGATTAAAGCCCCAGAGTTCAAAGTTTGGGCTGAGGTATCCCATCCACTACCAATGCCTGTCGAATATCTACGGTTTGAATAGGCTTTCACGTTCACAATCTTGAGAACTATAAAAAGCTGTTCATCTGTCGGCATAAATCCTTTTTCGTTGTAATAATAAATGTGATCGGGATCAAGGCCGATTTGTGTTTGAATAATATCCAAAAGCATATCCAATGGAGTCCCAATCAAGATTTGAGTGGTTCCCTGTGCTCCGAAAATATCCGTGGCTTGGATAACGTCATATTGCTCAGTCGGGACAACCGAGACTCCTGCGGGCGCTGAATAAATCCCAGTCAGTGGGTCAATGGTTCCACCCGCCCCATTCGGCAAAACTTGGTAAATGTAGGGTGCGGTTCCCCCATCCGCTAGGAAGGAAGCCGTTCCTCCCGGAACCATTGCCGTCTTGTTTTGAGCAATTGTTATCATTGCCAATCCTGGACTAAGTGATACTGCATGAAACCGTAAATCGACCAATCCCCAAGGTACATCACGCGGGTCTGGATTCCGTTGTAAACCAAAATATCGTCCGGTTTTAACTGCAAGGCCGGATCGGAAAATACTTCAAACCATCTCCAAGCCCGTTGGCCCTCGGGTTTTATCATCAATTGGCGACCCGTGAAGGGATTGATGACTCCCCTGAAATTTATCGCCGTAATAGTTTCGACCACCTTGAAAGCCACTGTGGTCTTCGTCACGAGATTGAAGCTCATATCCTGCCACCAATCCATCATGGCATCTTGGACGTTCGGGATTGAACCCTGGCCCACGTTGAATGGCTGATTACATGCGTTTAAGATTGGGCCTTTCACTCTTTTACCTCGCTGACGATGCTGTCCCTTAACTGTTGAGTTTCAACCAAAGTTTGATGGTTTTTCTTTCGAGTCATATCCGAAGGCTTCCATTTCCCAAAACCACCGGTTGCAAAAGCGTCTTGGACTATCTTTTCTCCAAGAACTGCGATCTTTTTGAGCCAAGAAACCATAGAACCCGAACGTATAACTTCTTTTATCACCAAATCCTCCAAGGCTCCTGTTTTTTCCATCTCTCCTTGAAGTTTATCGATCAGTGGAACCCTCAAGAAAGACCGCTGAGGCAATCCCCTTTTCTCTGATCCAAACTCGTGAGCCGCCCCTATTTCGGCATTTCCCGGGATACCCTTTTTCCTTTTGTTCTTGTCCCCGAGTATTCCAAGCCTTGCAACCGGAGGCCTCGCCTTTAAAGCTTTGCAAAGCTGCTGCAATCCCTTGATTTCAATCGTATCAGGCTCAAAGGAGGCCATTAAGGTAAGGTCATTCGGGGTGCGGCGAATAAAGCCCCCGTAAGCTGCGGAAGAATCCCCATGATGTACTCTTCCCCGTACCCTGTTTTGCACAGGTTCGCTAATTCGGGATTGTCCAAAATCCTCTGGGGGATAGCGAACGTCGAATTGACCGGCCCCACTCCCTTGCCTGACAAAATAAATCCTGCCTGACTGTTAAGTCCCTGCGAACTTCTACGAATGCTCAAGACCATGAAATGAGCCGCAAGCAAAAGGTACGCGGTGCTGTAACTGGTTTGGTCTCCGAAGAATTCGGGATTGATGAACGGGTTTACCTTCGTGAATGAAACCGCGATATCGGTATCCGTGATCCCCAGGTTTATGTCCGTGGAATAAACAAAGTCTCGGACAAAGAAGCCTTTGAAGTCAGCAACTTGAGGATTCACGAACGCCATTTTCACTCCTAAAAAAAACGCCCAGGAGCCATAAGCCCCCGGGCGTCAGTTAAAGCCGCTCAGGGCTTAATAATTGGACAGGCTGGCCGCGTGCTTGAAGTACACCATCTCCAAAGGCCGAAGCGCCTGAAGGCCCGTGTACTGCAACCAGGCCCCGTTCTGGAATTGGACGTTGTTCAAGCTGTTCGCCAAGCTCGTGGTGTAAGGAACCGGCAGATTCATCCGGAAAGATTCCTCGTTCGAGTTGTACAGGGCGTAAACCTGATTGGCTGAATCCCCGCCGAAGCTTCCGGCGAACCCGCCATCCCCGTATTTGCAGGGAAGAATCTTGAACTGATCGCGGCCTTCCTTGCCGTCGAAGTGAGTCATGATTCCGAGGTTCTCTTCCAGCCATTTCAACTTGGAAGTCCCTTGAGCCGGGAACGTCGGGGACATCGGAGTCATGAGACCCAGGAAATCGGACTCGGGAATAACGAACCGGTTGGGCCACGCCGAGGAAAAGCAATTCTTCCGGAAGACTTGAAGCATCAGCTTCAAGAAGGTGGTAAAGGTCGCGGCGTCCATGTTGGACAGCGGCCCAGTGATGGTCGTAGTGTCCACCGTGATTCCGGGTTGAGTTAAAAGCCCGTTGACCACATTGGGGGCGCTGCTGACTCCGTTGAATCCAGGTTCTCCCAGGAACGCCACTTGCTGGATTCCGAGGTCGCAGGTCTTTTTCCGGCTCTTTTCGAGATTGGAAACCATGTCCCAGTTACCGGCCTTGGCGGCAGTTTGCAGTTCCATCAGCGTCCATCCGATTTCAAAGGCAATGGTGTAGACCTTTGTCATCACCGAATCAACGGCGGTGGAAACGGTCGATAACCGTCCGTTGTTCCCGCCCATGTTGATTTTACCCTTGAAGAACGAATCCCCAACCAGGAAGGAACGATAGGTTACCAGGTTGGTGCTCCAAGCGCCCTCTCCACCGGCCACCACGGGCATATATTCGCTGGGAGTGATCTCGAAAAACTTCTGTTCCGAGATTTTCTTCATGAGCGTGGTCAAGGTCGTGATATTGACCTCCATGCCCAAGGCGTTGACCCGGCGTTGGATTTCATTGCAAATCCGCTGTTCCAATTTGGAAAGCTTGATCTCTGCGCCTTTCGAGTTTTTAAACGGCACCGTTCCAACCGGAGGCTGATCGAAATTGGTTACTGTGTGAATCATTTTTTACTACTCCTTTCGGTTTTCAGCCTCACGGCTGGTAAAGCCACTACGTTGAATTTCCTGAACTTCCTTTTAGGCCGTCGCAGCCGGAATCAGCGGGCAGCGCAACATCACCCGACCAACGACGCCGTTATTCGACATTTGATCCATTGCGTATCCGACAATCGTATTCCCGGTATGACCCGAGGCCTGGACGGCGGCTGTAGCCGTGATGTCCAAACAAACTTCGGCCCCTTTGGCGATAGTCTCGGTAGCGAACAACCGAACCACGTTTCCAGCCGAACTTACCGAAACGGGAGTCCCTCCCGTGAAAGACGAATGGATGAAATCGTAGTTCACGAATCCGAAAACCGGATCGGTTGCAGCCGTGCAAGGAACAAAAGTCAATCCCTTGATCGTGGAGTTGTAGATCATGACTGCCTGGCCGGGATAGACGTTTCCGGTCACCGAGGGATCAATCATTCCCTCAAACGAGTTGGAACTGAATTGCTGATCGACCGTTCCGGCGATTTGAGTGGGAACCGCAACGTTCTGACTCAGGGACTGCCCGAGAGTCGAGGTCATGGTCAATTGGTTCACAGCCGACGGTGTCGCCCCCAGGCTGTCCGTGGACTGGACGGCGTAGTAATACACCGTGTTCGGGATCAACCCAGTATCTTTATAGGTCAAAGTCCCGGCGGGAAGCAAAGCAACCAAATTCCCGGCTCCGGGCGTAAACCCTGTGGTTGTGGATCGGTAAAGGCTCGGGGTATAAGGCCCAGTCCCACCCGAAGCCGAAACCCATGAAATTTGAGCCGTCTGATCCGTAATCAGTGTGGCCGTCGGCGCTGGCTGCGTTAAAGTTGCACCCATTTTTGAAGCTCCTTTCAAATTGCCGCCCTCGCGGGAGGCTTGGTTAAAACCTAAACCCTTTTACGGCTTTAGCAAACTTGGCGGCCCAACGCCACCCGATCTTCAACCGTTTGAATCTCTTCCGCCGCCTTCGCGTTCTTTAAGCGCGCCTCTTCCAGTTCTTTCTTGATCGCGATGGACTGGGCGTTCTTCAAGGCGTCAAAGTGTTCGATTCCTTTTTTCTTCTGCTCCAAGAGAGTGGAAGGAACTTCCAATCCTTTAGCCAAGTAAAGCTTTTCGAGTTCGGCCAAAGAGTTCTTTTTCTTCTCCCCGGCTTCGATTTCGGCCTTTTCATGTTCCTCGATCTCCTTGGCCTTGCCGATAATGTCCTTGTCCTCGCCCTCACCACCTTCGTTTTGCTCGGCCCCCTCTTCTTTGGGGAGCTTGTCCTTAATCTCGTTGTGCTCCTTCAAAAGGGCCTCGTGCTCTTCGTTGAGTTTTTTGTGGGCTTCCAAGAGTTCACCAACGTTGCACATTTTCCCGTCATGGAGCTTCACCTTGTGGGAGAGGTCGGCGGCGTATTCGTTCTTGGCTTCCTTCTCGGCTTTGTCATCGGCTTCGTTCACAAGCTTCAAAACAGAAACGGTTTTTTTGGACTTTGGAAGCTCCACCATATCTTCGGGGGAAATATCCTGCTCGTTTTTCACAGACTTAAACCAGTTGAATTTCATTTTCCCGTCTCCTTTTGAATTTTTAAGCGCCGCGCGCTCTTGAAGCTTTTTCTCGTTGTACGCCTTAAACTCTTCCGGCGTCAAAAGTCCAACCTGAGCACTTTCCTGATATCGAGGCGTCGGCGTCAAAGCGAGATGTTCGTACTCCCCGACGATTACCGCATTCTTGTAAGCCATTCCGTGGTATTCGCCAGGCCCCGTTTGTTTTCGAGGGATGTAACTGTCGGAAAGAGAAAACCCACGCCTTACCGCCTCATGGCCTTCGTCACTTTGAACCGTGAATTCCGCCCAGTGGGCTCCATCCGCTTCGTTGAAGAAAGACCGAATCCAAACCCCCGCCATCTCCATTTCAAGATTTCCAAGATCAACGTTTTCAACGTGATGGACGTAGACCGGCTTTCCCTGCGCGGTTGGATCCATGTTTTGAAGAGTTTGTTCTTCGATGAGGATTAAAGGCTTGCCTTCCATTTCGGGATAAAACGCCACTCCTGGAACCATGTGGAGCCCGAAGTAAATCTTTGGAAGTTGCCTTGCGTTCTTCACTTTTCCCCTTAAACGAAAAAAGGCGGGCTCCCGGTTAAGGAAGTCCGCCTCTTAGTTTTCTAAGTCAGCGTTTAATTTTTTTGGGCTTCGTCGATTTCTTTCATCCCGACTTTGCGTTGATGTAAGTCTACATCCACAATCTTTCCATCTGCAATGGAAAAAGTTATTTGCCCATGTTTTTTCTCAATCACGCTTTGCAATATTTTCAAGATTATCCTTCCAAGGGCTTCGCTCATCCGCGATCTCCTCGAAATTCAGCAATTGGGCTTGGAAGGCATCTGCAATTCCAGTCAGAACCCGCATTGTTCCGCCTCACTAGTTCCCCTGGTTCCGTAGTTATCGGAGGGTGTGCCCACTCTTGAACCGTTCCATCAAGTTTCTTGTGTGCTGGCCTTACTGGATGCATTGGGGAGCCTGCAACACACCTCCAAGTATATTTTGGGCATCCGGCGTCAACGTATCGGCTTTCCGCGTATTTAACTGTTAAAAGTTTTGTCTCTTGCCTAGCAAGAAACTTGGCTTTAGTGGCCGATACCCCATAGCTTGTTTGGATCTGTCCCACCAGGGAACCATAGCGATTTCCAGCCATATAGCTTTTTTCAATGCTCTTCCGCAGTTCTTTGATTTCACTTTTAGCGAAGTCCTGGATGGTCAGCTTTAGGTTATTCTCCCACTCTTTGGATATTTTGTCCTTTTGCCACTTCGTGAGCTTTGGTTGAATGGAGATGTTCTTGACGTTCTCGCGGAAATCGGTGTCCACCTTGAAAATGGTCTTGTCGAGCAAATCTCCAAGACGAATGTTTGCCGCCAACTGGCTAGGAACCACTTGGCTTAATTGTGCGTCTATGGCATCAATCTTCCTTTGAAATCGGTTCTGGGTAGCTTGGATTATCTGCTGGATAGGTATGGGCATGTCATTCAACGGAATCTTGAAAGCGGATTCCATCTTGCTCCACTTTGCCGAAAACTTCTTGAGGGCTCGTGTGGTTCGGGCGTCGAACTTACCTGAGAATACCCCTCGGTTAAAAGTGATCTTCCCGGTCTGTAGGGCTTCCCAGAGGGCTTGCTCATCCCCTAATGCGTTTGAAAGCGTGCTGGCTGGCTCTTGTAGGATTTTCATCAGCGGCAGGTAAAGGCGTCTCTTGAATTCGGCTTTGATGCGTAATTCAATTTCATCCATGTAGTCCGTGGGAGCGACAACGGGTTTTAGATGGATGAAATTAGGCATGAACTTCTTTCTTCGGCCTTCCAGGACGTCGGGCAGGCTGAACAGGGGGCAATTGGACAACCGGAGGCGGAATAACAGGTTGAGAAATAACGGGTACTGACATTTCCCCAGGCTTCAATACTTTTGGGCTTTTCATCGGTTCAGAGGTTTCCCCAATCATCATGGAGTCTGTGGTCTGTACTTCCCCGCGCTGTCTACGCAACCATTCCTTTTGATCGGCTTCTCGTTTGACTTCCGCTTCTTTTTGAGCAGCTTTCAGCTTTTCGTATTCTTCAAGCTTGTTGTAAATCGTTCTCGGGGAAACCCCCAGAGATCGAGCGGTAACCTCTTTGTCCCCCAGGTAATGTTCCAGCCGGTGGAGAATGACAATCCTTTCGATGTCCTCTAGGTGCATCTCGGAATAATCGTAGATGGGCTCAATCACTTTTCATCCCCCCCGTTTCTTTTGTACCACCACATGACAAACGGCCACTTGATTATCCCGAAGGCCGACTGGCTGGCTTCCTTTGCCTTCTCCCACAGCGGCCCGTTCTCCGCGTGGTTAATGGCTTCCGTCAATTCCTCGGTAGTGAACTTAGAATCCCCTCCGTCTTTTTCGTATTCGTCCCTTATGCCATCCAAACCATCTGCGCCGTACATTGCATTTTTTAAATATTTCCCAGTTCTTACCATTCTTAAATTTTCTTCGGCCATTTCCAAAGTTTCCAAATCAAATATTTCCCCTTGAGAAATATTAATTACATCATTTCCGTCTTTCCATTTTGGGATTTTATGGCTTCCTATTTGTTGGGATATTGTTTTATGGTCTTGATCAGCTGCATCCCAAAAATAAATGTTACCATCCGGATCAATCGCATATCTCAATGATTTTTCTTGAGATCGTCTTAACATTGAAACAATGTCCTCATGAGATGGATTTCGTTCTGTTTCGATATTATCCGAAAGTCCACCTCCGCCTCTTCCATATTCAGAAGGTTTAAATTTGATTGTTTCAGTTGACTTTATCTTTTTCCCACCGCTCCCACTAGTAAATTCTCCATCTTTGTCCCTTGGATGATCCGCTTCTCTGAATTCTCCATTTATCAATTTTCTTAACCATTTCCCAAAAGAATTCTTGGCTTGCTTGGGCTCTGGTGAATCAAGAGCGCTTTTCTTCCCCTCGGCAGGCTTTGCGGGCTCTTCCCCAGGTTCGGGTTCTTCCTTGAGTTCGTCGGGATTCAACCGAGCGTCTTCGGTATCCAAAGGCTTTCCTAGAAGATTGTCGTGATTGCAGCGTTCCCGGAATTCCAAATCTGTGATCTTGTTGGATGTGGCGGCAGCCAGCAATCGGGTAAATTTTGAATCCTTGACCTTTTCCTCCCCTTCGGCTGACAGCACGCGAAGAGGCTTGAGCCCTATTTCAAGGTCATCCGGTACAAACCCGAAAAGCTGCTGACACCTGATAGACGTGATAATCAAAAGCGGGTGTTTGATCTTTCCACGGATTTCCGATTCCACCATCCCGTTATAAACTTCGATATCATCTTCCCCAGAATTGAACCCAGCCGCTGAAATCCCGAAAAGCTTGGTTATCGGCATCCGCATGTCCGAGGCTATTTGAATTCGGAACTGGGCCATCATTTCAGCGATACCCGCGAAAGAAAGCTGCTTGTGGTCAAAGTCGTCTTCGGCATCCATGACCAGAGCGTTTTGGAAATTCTTGATCTGGTTGCTAAGGGTCACACGGGCGCGGACGTTGGCTTGACCAACTGGGGTTAGAAGAGAATTCACAAGGTTCTTGATCTTGTAGACATCCACCTTGAATTCGTCGAGGACTTCAAAAGCTAGGTTGTTGCTTTTTAGGAACTGGTTTATTCCGCGAACGAGGATTTCAAGCTCGCTTAGGCCCCATCCCCTTAAACGCGGACGGATAAACGAGGGAGGATCAATTCCAATCAACGGCATCACCCGGGACTTGTGGACAGATACGCTGTAGTACCGATACCATTCCACATTTTCAATCGCGATTGAGGGATCGTATTGCTCGGGAGTCTGTGTATTCTGCATATCCCAGAAAAGTTCCCACAGGTCGGCTGCCTTAAACTCCACCGGTGTATCAGGACGAATGGCATCCATGTCCAATTCTGATTGAGGGTCTTGATCCGTAAGGACAACCACGCCTCCTCCACCAAACCCACGACACTTCGAGATCGCTCTACCGGCAACCCAGATATCCTTTTTCAACTCCATGAACCGTAAAAGCTGCTTGATCTGCTTTTCGTCAAGTTGTTCGGTCTTTACTTCGATTCCGCCACGGAGTCCATCGGAGACAGGAACGTCGCAAATGGTACGGACAAGCCCGATCTCAGAAATGAGTTGAGAAATCAATTGTCGATTGTTTGAAACGAGGTACCAACGAAGGTTGGCGAAAAGGGTATCCCATTGTGAAAGCTCTTGGGTGTTGGTGCCGCCTACCATGTTCGGAAGACCCATTGGATTGAATGGGATTAAGGGGTCTGTATTTTTTAAGGTTTCATCTTCGGTTAGGGGAATAATTCGCTCATTGGTCACGAGGCTTACTGGCTGGCCGTCAGGCCCTAACAAAACTCCGGGTTGATTCATTTTCTCCCTTTCAACCGATCCCAAACGCGGCCGCAAGCCCTGCGTTCACATCCACCATTGAAACCCCGCCGCCGTTCAATTCATTGAAAATCAGTGAAGCACCGTCCACAATATCATCATGCGCGTATTCTTTTGGGTCTTCCGAGAAATTTTCAAACTCTCGAAACAGTTCATCGTTCCATGCGGCTCTTAGGACTTTAACATTCCCATACTCGCATTGTCTAGAAAATGGTTTAGCCCGGAGTGCCTTTTTGTCGGAGACGGTTTCAACCCTCACATCAAAACCTGAAAGAAGTTTCATGAAATCATCGGCTTCTTTGACCCCCGCGCTTCCAGGGTCTTGATACCCCCGAATTTTAACACTTATGCCGTCATGCTGCGCAACAGTTTTAATCAGCCGTTCCACTTTACCAGGTGATCCCCGAGCGGACTTTAAATCCGCTATGCAGTAAGTCCCGTCTGGGTAAGAGTACATTTTCACTCCCCTCGTCCAATCTGGATCTGGATTTGAATGGCTTTCCTCGGTTGCCGCCCTGTCCCATCCACGACCAACGTCTTTCCAGCCTCCGGGGATAGCATCCACCAAGGGGAACCACTCACGTTTGAAGAAATCTCCCGCGCTGGCACGAATGTTCCAATTCCCCTCTTTGAGCCGCATACGGTCAACATTGGACAAAGCCAAGAGATTCCCGAGATAAGATGGGTCTTTTTTCATCAAGATTTTATTGTCTTCCAGCTTGGCAGGAATGAAAGTAACGCTTTTGGGGGATATCTCGGGGCCGGTTCCAAACTTCTTTAAAAGCTCTTCCTTGGTGTTTGCCCAAATCAGCTCGTTATTTTGCCGGATAAACCAGCGCAGTTTCCCACATCTTTCTTTGATCGGGAATCCTTCCGGGCCTATCCACCAATCAATAAACCGCCTCACCCATGAATCGGGATCAGGATTGCATGTGGCTCGAATATAACCTGGTACCCCCGACATAGACCGATTCCGAGAGAGCATGTACCAAAACTGGGTTTCGCTGAAATGGCAAAGTTCATCAAACCCGATAAAAGGAATCTGGCTACCCTGCCATTCATAAACAGTTTTGTCATATTCCAGATGGGCAAATTTAACCCGGGCGCCCGAAGGGAAAACCCATTCCAAAGCCGCTTCCCTCGGCCTTCCACCAACCTGGATGTAAAGCTCCATGCTCTCATCCCAAAGGCCGCCCTCGTTTCGGATCTGTGTGGTATTCCTTCGAAAAATGACTCCACCAAAACGAGGGTTTTCAAAGTGGTAAAGGGGTTCGAGAAGAAGACCAAAAGACTTTCCTCCACCGGCTGCACCACCAAATATAGCGATATGAGCGGAAGTAGCAAGAAATTTAGACTGGGGGCCTGGCTGTGGGCCTAAGAATGTCTTTGGTGGGCCTTCATTCATCAGTTTCTTTGGCGGGAAGCTGAATAATCACTTGCGGCATGAGCGCGGGGCCTGTGTGCTCCACAGTGCCTTTAAATTCGATCTTGTCAGCCAATCCGAGTAGGTTGTCCCTTTGACGAATAGCTTGGACAGCCGCAGAGTAGTTCTTGTCCGATAAGGCTTTTTCGTGAATTTCATTAAGCTGGATTTCAGAACGACCTATCAGAACGTCTTTTCTTTCCATTGCAATCTTCGCCACTTCGGTCTTGGCTGCATTGAAGTCATCGTAAGCGGCTCTTTGCTTGATCCCAAATTCCTGCATTTGAAGCTTGATGATTTCAGCATTTCTTAAACCCTTTGCCCAATTCTTGATAATAGTCTCGGTTCGGGCACGCCTCACAGGATCAAGCGTTTTTAAATGGATTTTCTTCTTTTTCTTCCGAGGCTTGTTATTGGTTGCATTCATGATTTAATGAATTTCCTATCAGGAATACGAATTCTACTGGTTCTTCGATTGTATAGCAAAAGGATTAAGTTTGCAAATTTTTCAAAAGATTATTTTATCGTATTCGTTGCCCCGTCCAGCCTCGAAGGTTTTCAATTGATAACCATTCCAAACGTTTCGGCCATCCATAGTTGTTATCCCAGCCCTTTGAAAGCCTTCGTACTTCCTCGCTAAGTTTTGCCAAGTGGCACCTCGATATGTCATTTGCCCTACCATTACGGCAGACAGTGGCACGTAATGACTTTGATAATACAATATAATTAATCAAAATGTAAGGTAGTGGACTGGTACCATTGGGTCTTGGGCACTCACTTTCCCCCCTCCTTCTCTGCGGCGGCAGCAAAGGCAGCGCGGAAGGAATTTCCACCCCATTGGTGTGGCATATAGGCCGTCGCATACTCCCTAAAACCTACCCAATAATTAGGTACCGTTGGATTAGAATACGTTGAGTTGTAAATCACAAACGGGCCGATATTTGGCCACCGCCGCCTTGCCTCCGCAAGCGCTTCTTCCGGCGTGTAGTCCCTCTCCTCTTGTCCCTGCCCGGACGCTGAAAAGCGACCCGCTTCAAAGACGAGATTCAATCGCTCGGCCTCAAGTTCGGCTTCAATAGCGTCCTTGTAGCACATCTCAAATTTAGGCCCGGTTAATAAATGGGGCTGACTAATGGGCGCACCATCCCAATCCCGAATCACCTCGTACGGCCCCTTCACTTCGCTCTCACTTGGCATGGGTGGCTCCTTTCTAAGCAACGATCAAACCTTATACGACTAATCTCTCTGTTTCCTCATCTCTCCTAAGTGCATCTCGCGAGGAAATTTAACCTGATAACATCCAGCTGGATGTGTGGCTCCATAATTTATTTACTCCCCAAGTTCGCTTTTCAAGCGAGCAATTTGAGCCTTTATCTCTCGTTTGGTTTGTTTGGCCCTTAGCGAAGCTAATTCCAATTTTAAAACTTTCATTTCCTCGTCGCTAGGGGTTGGCTCTTGTCCGGCTCCATCTTCATAAATTGTAGGCATCTCAACATCCTCCGTTATCTAAAATGTGTCCAAGATCGCACTTGGGGCACCGATCATCCGGCTTTTCAACGTGTTCCATGCGGTCATAGACCTTCTCAATTTCATCTCTATACCACTTTATGTTTCGGCACTTATTGTTCACGGTCTGGTAAAGCTTCTCGATTGACTTTTTAGCCCTATCCATCCAACCCATAACCCCTCCTATTTGTTCACTTTGTTGTGTAAAGCAACTTCAAAAGCCTCTTCCCATGAATCGCCTTGCCCGAAAACCCCAAACATAGCCCATTCCCCAACCTGGTATGATTTTAATTTAGAGCCGGTATTGCCGCCCGAAAATTTTGCGTAACCGGTTTTGGGCCATTGTTTTAAATATTTTTCAAGCGCTTCTTCGTTAGTCATCCATTCCTCCCGTTAAGTGCGTCTTGGACTTCGGGCGACAAGTCCTCAAAGTAAAGCATTCCGCCATCATTGAACATCTCACCGGGACCTAGCTTGCCCACCTCGTCTTTCGGTCCCCACTTCCTTACTGGGGCCACTGGCTTACAATTACACCGTTGTCCATTCGCTATTAACATCGACTCTGTGGCATCAGAGTCATCACCCGCATACTTCTTTCCGCAAGTTGGACACTTTTCGGCCACTGGTTCGGGCTTTGAGGTCAGGAGGGCTTCCTTGGCGGCACCCACCAACCCTATCTGTCCAGGTGTCGGCTCCCCTCCGTCAACCACTCCGATTCCTTTGCAAGTAGTACATGGCTGCTTTCCTACTGGATACCTCGTAACATATCCACTTCTCTTGCAATCAGGACACGGCTTAGCTCGCTTGGCGAACTTTAAAATGTTTTCAGTTCCATCGTCTAACGGCTTTTCAGGTGCGGTCATGGCGTTCCTTTTCCCTTGCGTCCGTCTCTAGCTTAATAAAACTAAGGATTGTTCGTGTGCAGTCGTCGCAAAATTCAAACTGAGTTTTCTTTACTGGCCCAAAGTATTGCTCAAAGTCGGTAAAAATTCCGGTAAATTTTTCAACCTTTTTATTACAAGCATCACAGGTCAAAGTTTCGGTTTTCATGCCTTCCTCCCGTTAAGTGCGTCTTGGACTTCGGGCGACAAGTCCTCAAAGTAAAGCATTCCGCCATCATTGAACATCTCACCGGGACCTAGCTTGCCCACCTCGTCTTTCGGTCCCCACTTCCTTACTGGGGCCACTGTGATGCACAATTCTTGTAAGCCTTCCGGCATCCCGCAAACTGAACATTCCCGATAATCCAACCCACGCGAGTCTTGCCGAATCTTATCGAATTTATGCTCAGGTTGGGCCACTGGTTCGGGCTTTGAGGTCAGGAGGGCTTGAATTAGTTTCATTTCGTCCGTGGCTATTTCAAGCGGGGTTGCCCATCGTCCCTCTTCTAAAGTTAATCCGTCTCTGTTTTTAGCACCGTCACCCTTGTAGTTATAAACTGTCTTATCGTTGGCCTTCACGCAATCAAACGCTTTCAGTGCTGATTCCAGCGCCTTCCTGTAAACTTCCACCTCCTTGGCTGAACTTGCTTGGCCTTGGGCGAAAATCTTATTAGCTTGATCTCGCTTTTGTTTTGCCACGTTTTCTCGTGAGGCTGGAAACCAACCAAGATCACAAGGCATTTTTCCAAGGTAGGTGTCGCTTGAGCAACAAACAGTAAACCCAATACTTCTGTCACCAACACACGAGTACGGCCCCTCGCTAGGCGTTGGTTGGGCGCTATCTGGCTTTGAATACTCCAATCCTTCGGGCAGATCGCACTTAGAGCAAACCCGATAGGTGAATCCCTGGCTGTCCCATTGTTTTTTATCAAACTTGTGGTCGGTTGGCTTTAGGCACTTTTCGGGAGCGCTTACCGGGGGTTGGGGTTCAACGATACCTTGGAAATAACACTCGGGCGGTATCCGGTCAAAGCTCCCGTCTCCCTCTGGTTCGTACTCGTCTCGGTGAATAAAGTCGTTTCGGTGTTTACCGCACTTCTGGCAAACCTCGCTCTTGCTGGATGGCTCTGTCATGGCTTTATGTTGCTCTTTAGTAAGGCTCATACCTTCCTCCCTCTCAGTGCGTCTTGGACTTCGGGCGACAAGTCCTGAAAGTAAATCATTCCACCCTCATCAAACATTTCACCCGGCCCTAGCTTGCCCACCTCGTCCTCCGCTTCCCACTTCCTTACTGGGGCCACTGGTTCGGGCTTTGAGGTCAGGAGGGCTTGAATTAGTTTCATTTCGTCCGTGGCTATTTCCAGCGGGGTCGCCCATCGTCCCTCTTCTAAAGTTAATCCGTCTCTGTTTTTAGCACCGTCACCCTTGTAGTTATAAACTGTCTTATCGTTGGCCTTCACGCAATCAAACGCTTTCAGTGCTGATTCCAGCGCCTTCCTGTAAACTTCCACTTGTGCCACCGGGGGAGTCAGTTCTTGGATCATTCCGTTGACTTCACCGATATGATCCGGCGTTGTTGAGATGGCCTCAACTGTTTTAGGCCCTTGTTTGGGTTGCTCTAAACTCTTGCACTCCTTAGAAGTTTCGCATCCTCCCCCAAAGTGAACTGGACAGGTTGGTTTATGGCTCATGACTTTGCCGCCTTCCTAACTTTTAGAATAAAACGCCAGCACCGTTTCGGATTTTCTCTGAACAAAGGACAATTCTTTCGTTTTTCGGTTAAAACTCCGCATTGACAGTGATTCCCGCGCCAATATTTCCAATCAAGACGTCTAAACTTAAAAGGCCGCTCACCTGGGCATTTCGGCTTTCTCATTGGTTCTCCTTCTTGGCTGCGTCCGCGGCCGTGGGTTTTGGTGAAGAGGATTCAAGTTCATCCATCTTTAACCGCACATCCGATCCAACCACCATGCGTTTTGTTCTTTCTACTTCAAGCCACTTGCTTAATTTATCCCACCGTTCGTCTTGGGCCGGTTGGGAAAGGGCTGCTTGGACTTCTGGCGTCAAATATTTTGGTATCAACTGCACGCAATGGTCACAGCTTCTTTTTGCTTTTCCTTCGTGTTCGGGATAGGTAAAACAATAAATTCCAACCACATCATCTGAATCCCATTTCTGGCTCATTTGATCCTTCCTTTTTCAACTAAATAATCGTGAATTGGATCCCCAGTAATTTCAAATGGTTTTGGGGCTACCTTCTCAAGTTGCCACTCCAAGAATGCTTTTGCGGCCTCTTCTCCATGCGTTCTTAAAACTTCCTCGTACGTCAGTTCCATTTTTTCTCCTTTCACTCCATCCAAATCATTGATTGAACTACTCGTTTTAAGTCTTTCAAGTCCCACACTGGCCCTAAGCGCTTTAGGATTTCCAGTTCAATTATAGCCATTCGGGTTTTTACTTCCAGCGTTCGGTAATCCCTGCGTTGTCCGGCCCGTGTTGGCGCATTAGTTTTTTCGGCGTGGTCTTCTTGGTCGAGAAATTGCAAGTTCATCGGCGACAACATGGCCCCCAACCTCCCCAGCCCCGGAAAGTTTCGTCCTCGAATATGGTCAAGCTCCATATCCCGCAGGATGATTCCTTTTGGTTTATTGATGATCCCCGAAATCTCTTGGGCTATCAGTTCCCGCATGTATGGGAAAATCTTTTGCTCTTGGCCGCGCTTGGTGTCCCCAACTTTCTTCATCCTCTTCGGCAGGTGCTTCCACGGGGACTTTGGCCGGACGCAGCCCTTACAGATGCAATCCGCTGGATGCGGTGTGGTTACCCGTTTCATCCCAATTCCCGTCTTTTCAGTTATTTTTGGATGACCCATCTTTTAAACTCCTTTGGGTAATACACTCCACCGCCTCTTTCCTCGCCTGGGTTTCCTCGTCGGGATCAAATCCTGTGTCGATCATTATTTCTCCAATAAATCATGAAGTCTTTTTATCTTTCGAGCTTTTTGCTCATCAATCTGCATAGCGTATCCAGGAAGTTCTCGCATTTGAAGGCACATAATTTCAACGTCTGCCAATTCTTCACAAAGTGATTTTTCACACTCTCGGTTTAAAATTCCTTTTCGGAAAAGTTTATTTACAGCCACGATCACTTCAGCGCATTCTTCTTGAAGCATTCCCATTTGACTTTCAATGCCCCATTTCTGAATTGCGGTTGCAAATATCACTTTTGTATATTCTGAGTTCACTTTTCTACCTCTTCTTTGAATTCCTGAGCTTCTGGAACCTCAAACTTCTCGCACGCTCCTGGAATATGAACCTTATGGCCGATCTCGGTAAACCCGCATTGAGTACAGCATAGAAAAATTAGCATTCGTCCTCCTTCATCCAACATGATTCGTGCTTTGCTTTTGATCCGCCTGCAAAATATTGCGGTGGATCTTCTGCATTCGTTTTATTTCCACAACTTACGCAAATTGGCCAGTTCGTCACGTCTCTTTTTCGCTTCTTGGCTGTCACAGCGGGTAAGATGGTCGACGAAGCCCGAGCCATATACCGCCGGGCCTCCACCGCATCTTTTACACGCAACATCTATTTGATCTCCTTGATGATTTCGGCGTCTTGAATGGATTTCTTCATTCGTTCGATCTCCATTACCTTCTTGGCGTAGAATGCTATGGTTTCGGGCGGCCAATCCAAATGCTTCATCGGCTTCTTTGCCTGGTTGATTCTCTGCTGTAGCGACCACGGCAACTCCTCCAACGCCTGGGATATTATTTCGTCTTTGGTCATTCTTTTTAAACTTTTCTTTGAACGATATCTATGAACCCAATTTCTTCGTAATCGTCATATTCTTCAACCAAATCACCGTCCTTATATTTTTCTCGCGCTTCTTCTTCATCCTGGGCTTCGATTTCGTAAGTCCTTGTCAAGTGAACTGAAATGTCAATCCTAAAAATGTGTTTTTTTTCATTAGGTTCAATCCATCCAGCACTTTCGAGGACTGTGGACTTTCTCGGAAAATCTCTATCTTTTGCACACGCTTCACAAAACCATGTCCCGGGCTCTCCAGTCCCAACACAATCTTTTTCTTGAAGGCATCCCGAACAAATAACTTGCAAGACAATAGTCTTCATTCAAAACCTCCAATATTGGTTAATCATGAACCATCACGAGTCGGCCAGCTTTGATTTTTCGTCCCATGAAATGAAAATCATGGTCGGGGGTCGCTTCCCTGTTTTTGGCCGCTCCGTCATGGTTCACTTTTCTTTTTTTTCGGTTCACGAATGATCTCTATCTTTTCGCCTGGAATAAATTTTTCCATCCTTTCGCCCTTGAGATGCATAAAAAACGCATCCCCTTTTTGGTTCATCCCATAAGCCAAGACGATATAAAATCTTTTTTGTTTCTTCCGACCTGGTCTTGGAATTTGTTCCGCAGGGACTAAATCAGCCCGGATATATTCAGTGCCATTAAAATTAATCCTTCGCTCGTTCATGCCCATTCCCTTCTTCTTTTCTCTTCTGGCATTTCATCAGGTTTCGGTGTCGCTGGCATTTTTTTACAAACCTGAAAATGGCTTTCTTTCATCGCCTGGTCATAGTCAAAGACCACCAACCGGCCTTTATAATCGCGCTTCTCAAACAGTCCCGGGAAATCTATCTTCAAGATCGCTTCCCCAACCTGACCTTTCTTTTCGTCCCAATATGCGCAACTGATTCCAAACCCTCCACAATGAGGACATTTTTTCAGATCGGTTTCTTGGATCGGTAGACTCATTAAAACTCCAAATTCCAACGCCACTTCCAAAAAATAATCGTCGCCATTATCTGCTTATCATCTTTCACATTTTCAATCTTGGCGTGTCCAAAAGCCAAGCCAAACCCCCAGCCGACTAACTGACCGCTTGTGAATTTCATGCCATCCCCCTTGGAACTCGTTCCCATCTTCCGCTTTCGCCTCGCCGCCACGTGGAGTGCTTGGACATCTCGGTTAATTTCTGGATTGCCTCGGTCGCGGCCTGGATCAAATTGACATTGGCTCCGATTTCTTCCTCGGTTGGTTCCCAAGGCGCTTCCCCAAGTCTTTCAATATCAGACAACCGGTACATGAACCGATTGAGTCCTCCGCAAGCAGCACTTACGATATCCTGGTTTGTACAAACCAAAGCTTTATTCAAAAGTTTCTTGAAGTCCTCTTCGGTTCGTCCGCTCGCTAAAAACTTCTTTGCGGCGCTCCCATCCCGCCCCCAACACTCAACCGGCTTGTAATGTCTTTTCTTCAACTCATCGTAATACAGGATAACCAAGTCTCGTGCGTTCAAGATTCACCTCAAAAAGGGATATCCTCTTCGGCTTTATGCAATTTGTCGTAAGACTCTTTTGTTTTGAGGATATCCCCCTTCATGCACCCGAGAAGAGAAGCGGCTTTTTGAGCGTCCATCCGTTTTACGTTTCCTTCTCCTTCAATGTTGATGTACTTGACTTTAATTTGCTCCTTTCCGTTGTAGGCTTCTTTTGCCACAACGATTTCAATATTTTTTTTGACGAAGGTTTCTGGGGCCGTTGCGACCAACATGTCAACATCTCCATTCCAGCCCATTTTGAAAAGTGTGCTGAAAGTCACGTCCCGGGCTCCCATTGATTTCCCGGGTTGCTTTTCTTTTAGGCTTCCGAACCACGTTATTTTTTCATTTGATTCAGTGATGAACTTCACAAACAAAGTTGGACTTTCGGACTTGTCATACATCCCATAGTCCACGATCTCCGCTTTATACGTTCCTGGCTCCATGTCTTCCTCCGTATTTAATTTTTAAAAATCACAGATAAGCTTCCAGCCTACCTTTCATCGTGTTCAAATCAGCCATAGTGATCTTTTTGGGAAGAGCCTCCAAAGCCGACTTCTTCGCCTTTTCGTCCTTCACCTTTTCGATCATGCTCTTGATCTCGGTCTTTAGCTTTTCAGTCTCGGCCTTATCACTCATGGCCGAACCGTAAAAGGTCGTGAAGTCCAAAGGCATTTTGAATGGCAAGCCCAACCGATTCCCTGCATCCAAAGCCGGTCGCCTTTCGGTGAAAATAACCCGCGTCCCATCCCCAAAGGCCCGGCGCGGATCATCAGCATTCGTGTAGACTTCGAAATTTGCAAAAAGGATTGAATCCACGTACTGCTTGAAAAGGTCGGCAGTTGAATCCGTTTTTGAGGTTGCAGATCCGTCGTAAAGCTTGAGTTGATAACGGTCATATCCCTGTGCCGCGCTGGGGTCTTCAAAGCGTTTGACAACTGAATGGGCCAAGAGGATTATATTTTTCCCATTATCCCTACAGGTTTCAAGAGCGGCAATAAATTCGCGCCATTTGGAATAGGCGCGCGGGTACCCCTTCCCAAAAGGTATTTCTGAGATGGAAGAAACAAATTTTTCATTTTCGGAAACCACCTGTTGAAAGACGAGATGTTCGAGCCAGTCAAGGGTGTCCACTACGAGGGTTGAAAATTCGCTTAACGACGCCACGAAATTGACTTGTTCCACGGCGTCATTAAAACTTACTGGTTTAGGAAGTCGAGCAACATCCAACTCATTGCTCCCCTCTTCCGCCCCTAAAAAAATAGGTGACGGAGCCGAACCGGCAAAAGTGGTTTTCCCAACTTTGTCCGGCCCGTAAAGCAAAATCAAAAGTGGTCGTTGAATTCTACCTTTCGTGATTTCGAACGTCTTTTTAACCTGTGTCGTTTGCTCTTGGGGTTCAACTTTTTCTTTTTCCATTTCATCTCCTTTTAATTTTAAGGCAATCTTTTCATCAACGCTTGTGCTGAAATCAAAGCCCTTTCCATCGCCTGCCAGAGATATTTTGCGTAGGCTTGAAGGGCTATAAGCTCCGAAATCTCTCCTTCCGCTTGCGCCTTTATGATAGTGGTGCTGCACTTTGGATTTTTCTCATAAATGTCCATCACCGCTTGGGCATTCGCCACGTTCACAAAGTACTCAATCCGGCCCATCAAACGAGTGATTGGAAACTGTTTGTCCATGAGCGTCTCAATGATGGATTCGATCCCCTTTGTCCTGTGATTCACGTCTTTCGGGACTTCGGCGTTTATTCCGTTCAAAATTTCTTTTACTGCCGGTTCAAATACCAACCACTTCTCTTGAATGTCCGGATCGTGAAATGTGAAAATTTTCATAAAGTTTTAGCTTTCTTCAAAATCTGTTTGGAATACGTCCGCCACCGATTCAACTTACGGAAAACTTTAATCGTCTCTTCTGAGGGATGATCCACCCAACCAACCGCATCAAAAGCTTTCTTCAATCTCAAAACCCTTCGGTTAGCACGATGCCAGTGCATCCAAAGCCGAACACGGTAAATCTTTTGTGGAATGGTAACCGTGTTCTCCATGAGTCCTCCTGAGTTATTTCAACAGTTCGGGGTTCAAAAATTTCATCCTGTACTAGATTTTAACTAGCAAAGCTTTTAAGTCTCAAACTTCGGCGGTTTCGGGAAATATTTTCTTACAATGTCGGCATAGGCGGCATAGGTGGCGGCATAGGCGGCATCGGCGGCTTTGGCGGCATAGGCGGCGGCATGGGCGGCGGCATAGGCGGCGGCATAGGCGGCATAGGCGGCGGCATGGGCGGCATCGGCGGCATAGACGGCGGCATAGGTGGCGGCATAGGCGGCATCGGCGGCTTTGGCGGCATAGGCGGCGGCTTTGGCGGCATAGGCGGCGGCATGGGCGGCGGCATGGGCGGCGGCATTGGCGGCATAGACGGCGGCATGGGCGGCGCTTTTAATCTCATCCAAAGAAATCTTCTCTCCGTGAGCCCATGATCTAGCAATTCTGATTGCTTCTGCTGGTCTTTTTTCATCTTTTGGGACATGCTCCAAAA